TTTGTTGTGTATTAACTCAAATTCTTTTCTATCAGCGGCGTTCATGTCTCATCCCAAAATAATTTCATTAAAAATAATATTGATATTAGTATTAATAAATCTATAACCCATTCCACTTGGTCGGGTGTTATGTCCATCAATTATAAATATAATTTTTTATTTCAAACTATAGGGAATCTCGTATATCTCTCAAGGATTATTTAACTGATTCCCATATAGCTTGTCTTAAAACTTTTATTTCTTCTCCCAAATCCAGATGGGCTCTGCAAATCTCTTATCTTTGGTTTCTTTAGCAAGTTGTAGTGATTCCTCTGTATATTGCTTTGTATCTTTAGCAGTTCCAGCTCCACCACTATTAGGTCGTTTAGCCATCTCCATACCAATACAACCTTTGTATTCCATACCACCATAACTTTGAATAAAGTCATTCATCGGGTCACAAATCTTTGACCAAGCTTTCTTACCAGCAGATGGTGAATAAACATCTGAAATATTAATACATAACTTACCACCACTTCTTAAAGTCGGTAGCATATTGTCAAGTGCTTTCTGTAAGAACTGAGTGTTCCAATTATCAATGTCCTTGTATCTAACCCAACTCTGATTGTCATCGTGACTATACCTTTCCACATTGAAATAAGGTGGCGATGTAAAGATAATGTCAAAGGTATCTTCATATCCATCATAGTAAAAGTCTTCAGCAGCCTCACAATAGAAATCAACCTTTTTCATTGTTTCAAACATTGTAAGTTGACCTTCATAGTAATCAGCCTGTTCTCTGTAAATTGGATGGTTCTCTTTACGAGGATCGACACCAACATACAACTCAGTATTCTGACTAGCAAAGAAACCAGCTAACCTATCTCCCCATCCCATAGAAAAGTCCATTACATTTTTAGACTTAAATAAATCATACATAGCTTTTGCTACATTTGGTTTAAACTGACTACAAATATACTTACGAAGTCCAATCATAACTCGTAATGCTGAACGGTCTATCTTATCTAGTTTTAGTGAATAAGCAGAACCCATTAGTGAAGTCATAAACTTTTGATTACCCCAAGTTCGTTTAGGACCTGGTGAAACTGAACCATCAACCGACCATCTGTTTTCTTGTTGGAAATAGTTAGAAGCTTTGTTACCGATATTGTTTCTAGCAAAATACCATTGTTTACCTTCGTAATCTAACGACCAATCATAACCATCTTCACTTCTACCAAACCATTCGCCTTCTTTTAGAATATCATAAACCCAAGTTCCTTTTAACTTGTTGAAATCCTTACGACAATCTTCTTCTTCTATTTCAGCAGTTGGCATTGGATAGTCCATAGCAATAATAGCCAGACTTTCTTTTACATCTTCTTTATCAAATGTATCTTTGATATGAGTCCATTCTTTCTCGTCTATACTGAGATATGGTTCTTGGTTCTTAAACTTGTTAAAGTAGTCAAGATACATTTAATTTTCCTAAGAACATATTTTAACCATCCAATCAGAAGCCATAGTTTTACTTGGGTTTAATTTACTTCTAACGACACGAATTGCCTCTTTCCACATATCGTTGTTAGGAACACATACATCATATGAGTTTAATTCTAATAAGTTATTTCTTTCTACAGAATTCAAGGACTTTACATACTCAGTTAAGTTATAACCCCAATCCTTTACAAATTCTCTATTTGAAACACCAGTCCATATTCTCATCATTCTACCTAAAGTTTGTATCGGAGTATCAACTATTTCTTTAGATTTTAGATTTGAACTTGTCTTCTTATTTGTTTTTCTAAAAGAAAAATAGCTTTTAATATTATGGACATTCATTCCACATTTTCCCTTGTTCACAAAAAGAACAATATTTGATGGATGATTTGGATCGTTTAAGTTTCTAATCAATGTTCTTTCATCTACTTTTTCATATGATAACTGATAAGTGCCATTGTTGAAATTTGTATTTACAATATTTACATATCCCTTGAAATCATTTGTGATTTGAACTATAGTTTGTGAAGTAAAATCCCCCAAACTAATATATTCACCCTTTAATAAGTCAAGTATATTTTCTATCGTGTAACCCATAGAACCATTTGCTGCTTCACAACTTATCATCATTGTTCTTTTCCCAAAGAGATTATTCTTCTCAATATGTTTACCAAAAAACTCAGAGAATATGTGACCTACTTCGTATGGATTTTCAATATCAAAATAGCTTACACCACCCATCCACCCACAAGCACTAATTATCTCTCGTGTTGATGGATAATCATTGATTATCTTAAATTCCATATCACCAACAGGCAAAAGAAGATGTTTGTGTTCATTAGTAGGAGTCGCGGTTGTTCCAAAAACATAAGGAGTTATTGCTGAAACTTTGGCAACCATTTTATATAAAACACCACCATATAGAGCATTATAATTACCAGTAACATCTTTATAATTTTCAGAACTTGAACACCCCAACCAAGTGTGAGGTTCATCTACAAACCAACCCATTTTATACCCAGCACTAATAATCACATCAAGAAAGTATTTATTAGCTAATATCATCTGATGAGTTACAGGAAGAAAAACTTTAATTCCTTGACCAAGATAAAATATTGCATCGTCTATGTTATCTACAAGTTGAACACCACTAGTCTCCCTTAAAACTGCAATTGCATCATCCTTATCATAAACTTCTGTAGTCGGATATGTAAAAATAACTAAATCTAAGTTTTTCTTATTGAATAAATGTGGGATGAAAGTATTAAAAGTCGTAAAGGTCTTACCTAAACCAGTAGTTCCGACTATCATATTAAACACATTATTATCAGTAGAAAAACCCTTTTCAGTAATTCTTTTCATGAAAGGTTTTATTAAGTATTTCTTATTTAAATTCATTGTTTTTTCCCTTTATTTAACACATTAAGTTACAACATTTATTTATAAAAGTCAAGCAAAATAACGGGTGTGTCCGGCTTTATGTTCCACGAGTGGATGCACATACTCGGTTTTATTAGTATTGGCTTCAACACCCATTAATTTATTTTTCCCCCAACGAACTGATAATCATCTTTGTCATCATCCAATGGAAAATAATGATATACCTCAACTTGAGTATTACATTTTTCATTGGAACAAGATAAGTTAGTTAAGATACCATCTCCATCTGTATCTAAATCTTCTATATCGTGGTCACCACCCCATATCAAATCACTTTTACAATGCCAACATTTCATCTTATTCTCCAAATAACTCTTTAAATGCCTGATTAGCAGCTTTTGATTGTTCTGTTTTCTTTTTCTCTTCTTTAACCTTATCTACTTTAAGGTCGTGGTCACCTCTTGCCCATTGGTCATACTCAATCTTACTAGCCATCATATCAGCCTGATGTAGTATGTAAGCCAGATTAGTACTCAACTGATTATCCTTACTCCAATTCATATAGTAACCTTTGTTAGCTTCTTCATACAATCCATCTGCCAACCTCATACCAATGAACTCAGTTTCTGTCATTTTGACACCAAAATGTTGTAGTAACCAACAAGCTCTATCAGTAATTGTCATATAATCTATCTTTGGATTGTGTTTATATATCAACCCTTGATTTTTTCTATGCCAGTCTGAGTCATTCTCTATATAGTTGTCTTCTACAAGGTTTCCAACCTTACCTAAATCGTGATGAAGAGCAGCAAATAATAGTTCTTCTACGGTAAAGTTATCAATTGTAGCGCCGTTTTGTTCCCATAACTTGTAAATCTGATAAGAAAACTGTGTGATGTGTAGAACATGTTCCACATAACCACCTGGATGAGCATTATGAAAGTGTTCTCTACCACTAGCTGGCGCCAAACACATTCTTTCTTCAAAGAAGTCATACATCTCGTTTAATCTTTCCAGCCTTTCGCCTGAAAAGGTAGCATCTATCAGTTGTCTTAGGTTACCCCAATTGTGTTGTATTTCTTCTGGTGTTAGTTGTTTCATTATAAATTCCTAAATGTTTTTTAAAAAAAATTATGATTAAATTTAGAAAGTGATGTTTCTAAATTATCAATTCTGTTGTTTGAAATATCACAGTATTCTTGACTTATATCAATCCCAATGTATTTTCTATTTAGAACTTTAGAAGCAATACAAGTAGATCCACTTCCACACATAGGATCTAAAACCAAACCCCCAACCTCAGTAAATATTTGTATAAAATCATAGGGTATTTTATCAGGAAAAGCAGCAGGATGTTGTCTTTTTACTTTGTTTTTATCCCCACCATTAGAATAATCAAATATAGTACCTGGACATTTGAGTTTATTGATGACAAATTGTTTTGATTTACCAGTTGTCCCATCTTTTTCTCTGTTTGCTCCACCAGTTAGAGTTTTTCCACCATGTTTTGATGGAATCTTAACACTTGTTTTGTCAAAAAAGTTTGGGCGCCTGCCTTTTACAAATATAGGAATATATTCATGATCAACTCTAAATCTTTTACTCCACCAAGCACCATCTTTACCTTGTTTTTTATATATGTTACATTCAAACAAACCAAATCCAATGATGTCACACCAGTCAACAATTGTTCTAAAGGAAGTTAAAGATTTCCAACCATCTAATGTCTGATCTTGTATCACCATAACAACAATACCACCATCCTTTGTAACTCTAAAAAGTTCTTTTCCTAATTTATGCATATCAAAAGAGTAACCGTTATAATCTCTTAAATTATCATAAGGTGGCGAAAATACTGTTAAGTCAAAAGTGTTTTCATCGTAGGTCGATAATATATCTAAATTATCACCACATATTATTTTGTTATACTCCATTATTATTTCTCCAATCAACAAAATTTTCAACAGAACCAAATTTATACTCAACCAAGTTCAAAACTGATTCCAATGTATCACCGATACCACCAAAACCAGTATTACATTTTTTACAAAGCCAACCTCTAAATTCCTTTGTATCGTGGTCGTGGTCACATTGCCAACTCCAAGTCCCATCTACACCTTTTGGTACATCTTTTCTCTTTGGATATACCGGTTTGTGACACATATCACAAGGTTCACCATCTTTGGGTTTTGGGTGATTTTTTAATATTTTCTTTTTAATCTCATTTAATTCTTTACCAATTCGTTTAGAACAATCACTACAATTAGTATTCACACGAAGTCTAAATCCATCCTTTGTAAATCTTTGCATATACCATTGAAAATTTAAATTATCTTGTTTGATATTACAAACAGAACATACACACTCGCCCTTTGGTATATTTTCTAAATTCCTTTTTCTTTTCATCGTATTTTCCTTATTTTCCATACCTTAATATACACAGAATAAATAAAATAGTCAAGCACTATTTACCAGAAAGTTTCAACTTCTAATAATTCTCTTACTTCATCGTTGACATATGTGTCTATAACCAGATGTATTCTATCTACATCACTATTGTTTTTGACGGCGTGTGGTGCTGTAACATCCACATAATAATAATGACCTTCTTCTAAATAGTTCTCTGTTTCTTTTCTACCTTCCCAAAGTGAAAAGTTGACCTGGTCATTAGTTCTGATAGGAACATGGATTCTAACTATGTTTCCATCTTCTAATCCAAAGTCCTTATCAATCTTATCAGAATGTTTTCCGATACTTGAGTTAGCTTTTATTTTCATAAACCTAACTCGTTCAAATGTTGATGGTATCTTTGCTAGTATATCATTGATTGGTTGGAATCCATCTTCCCCAACTAGCGAAGTATCTTGTAAAACAGCCTCTGTTTTTACCTTACTTTTTAAAACATTTGGCTTTAAGATATCCAATGGTGTAGGACCATATCCTCTAAAAGATATTGCTGTCCAATCATCACCCTTACTATATTTTGTTTTAACCTTAGAAAACTCTGTGTTATCAATATAGTCCAGCACTTTATCAAAGTTAAATAAGGATGGTTCTATATCTAAATGTTTTATAACTCCTAACTTACTCATTGTAACCTTCATAACCTTCATAATATGGTTTTTGTTCTAGCAGATAAACTTTACCTTTTACTTGTTTAGTTTTACCCCACTCAATATCACTAACTATCTTAAAACCATATTTTTCATAGAAAGTTCTGGCTCTTTTATTTTCTGACCGAACTGAAAGTAATACATCTCTTTTTTCATTTCCATTATGGATAAACTTCTCAAATACTTTTTTAGCACTTCCATTACCTTGGTCACGAGCAGCAATTTGATGTAGAATACAATCACCTTTGTGTGCTTGGTATTCACCAACTCTTTGTTTTCTTTTGTATCTATTCCAAGTTATTAAGACGCCATCTTCCCATACTACATTTTTATCTTCTATCTGTCTCATAACCTTATCTCCGCGAATATGTGGAAATAGTTCTTTGTGTTGCTTAAAAACATCCATTATTTCTTCATAATCATCTACAGTAGCGTGATTAAGAACTTCATGTAACTTATCCATTATTAACCTTTATGAAAAATAAATATTGGTTCATATTTTAATGTGACTCCATCTACATCTACTTTGTTTTTAACATTTGACTGGTCAACTCCAATCATTGATGCCATTAACATCTTTAACTTACCTTTGTAAACCCCACCAAGCGACTCAATAATATCAATAGAGTCTTGTTCTAATGGATGAAAGTTATCACCATTTAACTTTATGTCGGCTATGTTCCAAAGTAAATATCTATCACTCCTTAAACTTTCATAAGCATTTGTCAATGTTGGTTTAAGAAAGTTATCTCTCCAATCTGAATACATTGGATATGACTTAAAAGATTGCTCTTCATCTTCTGAATATTGTTCTCTATCAAAGTAAGGTGGTGAAGTAAATACCATATCCAACTTACCTTTGTATTGTTGATAATCAGGATGGTCACCAACATGTTCTGAACCTAACTGAAAGTAATGATAAGTGTTCTTTGGTTCTTCCCAAAATGGATTTGTTTCTAAACCATGTTCATTAAAGAAGTCAGCAACATATTCATATCTTGACTTGTTAAGTTCTGGTATCCAATTGTCCGTGTTGGGATCTGTTCCAATATAATGTATTCTTTTCTTGGAAGCCATAGCACCAAGTATTCTACCACCCCAACCACTTGACGGATCGTAAATGTTTAGTGGTTCATCTTGCTTGATGTGGTCTGTATATTTTTCATACAGCAACCTAGCAGTAAGTGGTGGAAAGTTGACGGCTGGTTGTGAGTTTAAACTAAGTCTGAATATCTGAAAGGCAGATGGGAATAGTCTTTTTTCAATGTGATAGAATCTAATCATAAAAACATTTGTTTTAGATTTACCACTCTTGGTCATCACAGTATCAGTAAGGTCTTCAACAGATAGTTTAGACTTAAGTGTAGGACACCATAGGTTTGTAACCATCTCATCAGTAATTAAACCTTTATCATAAGCATACTTTATTTCATCAGCGTTAATCGTAACATAACTTTTAAGATACTTTTCTTGATGTGATTTAGCAATCCATAGTCGGTGATTCTTAAACTTCAACTTATTGTTATGATAATATTCTAACCACTCCAAAGCACTTTCACCATTCCAATAAGGTAGTTTATTCTTTTCATTTTCTTTTCTATCCAAAGATATTGACTTACTGAAACTATACATGGAATCTCTACGGATTCCTCTTCTCATAGCTTTGTAAAATAAATCTTTATTGACATCCTCTTTGATTCTGTCGTAAATAGAGTTAAGAGTTACATCACCCATATCACCGATACGGGTTTTAAGCATAGTTGGAAAGAATTGATTCACACCATTAGCAAACTTATTAAAGTTTTTAATAACATTTCTTTGACCATCATCAGCTTTCTCTATAAAACCATGAATATCATATTCTCTTAGTTTCTTAAATGAACTGATGATTTGTTCTATTGATTGACCTA